TACGTTCACAGTAGATAATGGAATCGATGCGGATCCTTTAGAAGTAGATACGGTTACTAAAGCAGGATTGAACACTACTATAACGTTTACGGATGGTACGCAATTTGTTATAGGGGACGGTAGAGGTATAGATACCGTAACTAAGTCTGGAGAGACCGTAACGGTTAGCTTTGACGATGGTTCAGTTGATCAAACTTTTGAAGTAGCGGACGGTCCTGACGCACCAACAGTACTATTAAATGCTTATGTTTCTGATTCATTACCTGTTGAAGCTGAGGAATCTGAAGGAAGAAAATACTACTTTCAAGGAGACGGGTATTCAGGTGTAGGTATTATAAAAATACTTGGAATTGATTTTGAAAACGGAGCTCGCGCTAGTCTAAATGGGAACTTTTTAGGTACTATGGGAGCTGCTGATCAAGTTACTTCTTGGTTTAGTTTCGAAGGAGATATACTAGAAGGGCTAAATACTATAAGTATTTGGTCGAGCAATGGAGATGGGGGGACTATTCTAAGAGTTAATGCTACTATAGCTCCTAAAGGCGCAGCTGCTCCAGAAAAGTTTTCTTGGACAGTATATAGTGACTCAAAAACCTCTGGAAGCATATATACAACTAATTCTGGAAACAGGACATTTACAGGAGTATCTCATAATAGAAACAGCTCCTCTCCTGATACTAGCAGTCATAACTTTTACAACTGGTATTTAAGTTTAGATGTTATAGACTTAACTAATGATAGTTATTTGTTTGGTAAACTAGGGGCTTCGCAAATAAATGTGGATGAAGTATTTGCAGAAGATATAACGGCTACAGGAAGTGTAACTATAGGTACTCCTGAATTAGGTACAGGAACTGTAGGGGCTACTAGAAGCGTTATTTTAAGTGCAGACCCAGATGATTCTCCAATACATGTAAGAGGTTCTGATGGAACAGACATGTTACGTTTTATTACTAAATCTATAAATGGGAATCTCCTAGATTTTCTACAATTAGGTGGAGGATTAGCTCCAAGCACAATAACTTCTTTAGGCGTATTTAGTCCTGAAGTACTATCGGCACTTATACCTGAAGTAGCAGGAGCTACTGGAGGTACAGTATTACTCCCTAATATGCCGGTAAGTGCTTCTAGTAGTAACACTAAAGAATTTGAAATAGAGATAAATCCTTCTAATGACGGTAATGCTTTAGTGTCTGTATCCCTAATAAACTCTTACTCTGTACCTGCTACTAATTCTTACAACCACCCACATTTTAGGATGACTTTGTCTAGGTCAACTAATGGAGGGTCTAATTGGACAGTGTTAACTCAGGCGGAAAAAGTTGGTAGCTTTCATGCAGGAACTGCAGAAGACTATTCAGGCAGTGCTTCGTTATTACTAGAGTATTTAGACGAAGATCTTACCGCTACGCCAGGGCAAATAAAATATAGTGTACTAATGCAACTTCTTTCTGGTATAATGCCTTCCGACAATAGAATAACAGACTTTACAGCGTCTCAGCCAATGCAAGGTGGAGGCGCGGCGGGTGCAGCTACGACATTAGGCGGGTTTGACAGTGATTACCACTTAACCTATGAGAACTTTATAGGAGTATTTCCAAAAGACTCTGACAAGATTAATCGTACTGGGGACACTGGCTTAACCAACTCTTTCATTACAACAGGACATTTTGTTGCAGGAGAAGGAAGCGGCGCGGTAGGTCTGTCAATTAATGATGGGCATGGCAATGCTAACTTAACGTTTAACCACCATGAAGGTGTGCCTGATACCACAGGTAATTCCGCACGTATTGAAGTGAATGTGGACACCACTTCAACTGCCAATTTTAGTTTTGAGTTAAAAAGTAATACACAAAAAGGTGTTGCTGAGGCCCTTACACCAGTCCTTAACATCAATGAGAATATTTCACTCTTTTATACTGGCGTAACGATTTCAGACAACAAGAGTTTGCGGCTGAACGACAATAGTTGGATATACTTTAATCGAGATGGTGCTGACTCGCTTCGTATGAACCACGGTACTCAGTCTAATGCGGGTGGTGCTTCTTTTGACTTCTACAACCAGTCAGCAGGTAAGTATGCTTATGTGCGTATGGGCAGTATTAACGTAAGTGGTAATGCTGATGTTTCGGGCAGTATGAACTTTACTGACGATAACGTAGTCAACCGTACATTTGATATGCTTGATAACGTTGGCACCCAGTACTTACTACTTTGCGCTAATACTGGTAGTAATAATGTTAGTGGTAACATTCGCATTGTTAGAACTAGTGTTAACTGGCAAGCAGCTAGTATTGATATTGTTATTACGTCTAACACTTCTAGTATTCAAGGGGGATCACTTGTTGCCCACCAAGAGAAACAAAGTGGTGAGACCTACGACTTAGTTACAGCCACCTATAATGGTACAAGCTACGTAGCGATGAAGTACACAGGCAACCCTTACATGTACACGGGGAGGGTGACTTTTACAGGCAAGATGCAGTCTACTGTTGCTAACTTTATCACTAAAACTGACAGTGAAGTCACAGCCGTAGCAGCTTTATCCAGTGGTGGTGAGTTTGCTATCAAAACTAAAGAACTAAGGTTCAACGGTTATGATGTTTATCACGAAAATAATATCCCAACGTGGAACCAGAATACTACGGGCAATGCGGCCAGTGCCAATACTGCCAGTAACGCAGACAATGCTGACACTCTTAATGGCAAAGATTCATCTAAGTTTGGAGCCGCCGATAATTCTGGTAAATCAGACCCTGACACTTATAAAATTACGTCTGGTTATCGCTTTGACCCTCATGCCAATAACCCCAGCTCGGAACACTATGCAATTAGCACTTTTGGTAATGGTGCTAACGTGGTCGGGCAACACGCTATACACTTTATTACAGGGGACGCTTACACAAGAGCGTTCCCTAGCGGTAACTCGAATGTATGGCGCAAGCAATGGAATGATGGCAACGATGATGCCCTTGCTAAGTTATCTAATGACCAAACGTTTACGGGTGACATTAAGTTTGACTCAGGGGATAACACGCACGTAAAAATTGTGTGTGGCGATAATGGTAATGCTGATTTAAGCCTTCTAGGTACAAATCAAGGCACTGGCAGACTGTATGTAGGTCAGTCAGATTCTCACGGTGGGGGTATTGAATACAACGGAGATAGCAGCCCTGCTACTTCGGGTGCGGGCAGCGATTACATAACATTGTATAGGCGTTCAGCCTCGGTGAACTACTGGACAGCCAGAAACTTTGTAAACAGTAATAACTGGGAGTTTCGTAATGACGTAGAAGCGCCCTCATTTACGGGTGCTCTTAAAGGCAATGCAGACACAGTTACCAATGGTGTCTACACTACTGGCGATCAGGCTATAAAGGGAAGTAAATCATTTCGCGCTACAGATATTACGGGCAGTTACCATACTGCTGCTATTGAAATGCGGGAAGTTAACCATGTTACTACTAGTGAATCAGCCGATGCTTTTGCACCCGCGATAGGATTTCATTGGGGGGGTACAACGCAAGGGCGTTTGAGTTTACATGCGGATGGACACTTCTACTTTGCTGATGGAATTAACCACACTACATTAAAATCGCTTCATGCTAAATTTATAGGTGATCTCCAAGGGAACGTGACGGGCAATGCGGCTACGGTCAACAATGGTGTTTATACTTTTGGCAACCAGACAATAGGTGGTGTTAAGACTTACGATGGTGATGGGGTCTTTCGTACTGCCACAAAGTGGGAAGTTAGTGGATCTGATGATGCACACCAAAGGGCTGATGCCCGAACTGATGCAGGAGATGAAGCGCGTCTTTACTGGTATGGCAAAGACAGTGCTGGGGGTACTAGAAACTTCAAACACGCTTGGTATGATGGGTCTAGCTATATCAATGTAACCGCTTCATCAGGAGGCAAGCTAACGTTTGGTAATGATTCGGACACCATATACATAGGCTCCAACCGAGTCTACACAGATGCCTACCATCCTGATGCAGATACTGCGGATAACGCTATTAAACTTCAGGGGCTTAGACGTTCAACCGCAGCGGTTGATAATACAGTAGTATCAAGAGATGGTAACGCTGATGTATATGCTCGTCTGTTAAGAGCAGACTATCAGGACAACAACTACATGGAAGGTGCTATTGCGTTTAGGGCTAGTCCTGATGGTGACAACTATACTAGATATTGTGATAGTCCTGCTGCTATAAGGAATTGGTTAGGTACTGAGGACGCTTCATTATTGACTACAGGCACTATTCCTTCCAATAGATTACCCGCCATCATAGATGGCAATAAAGCATTCACAGGGAATGCTTTATTCGAGTCAACAGCTACTTTTGAAAACTCAGTTGTCGTTGAAAAAGCTCTGTTAGTTGAAGAAGGATTAGGCGTAGATGGTGATGGTTACTCTGCAATTAGTTATCCCGAAGGTGGGGGTTTAGAACTAGGCGGGAATACAAACGGAGCAATACAGGTAACACTTCCTAATTCGTGGACAAACACAATGATGAAATTCACTGTGGAAGTATACGACTACTATAACGATGAATCTTTCACTGCTATTTTGTCAGGCTACACCTACAGTGGCAGTAATAACTGGTTTAACCCCTCAGTACAGATATTAGGCTCGCGTACTGACAACAACACTAAAATTAGGTTTGGTCACACAGGCACTAAGTGTTGTGTGTGGATAGGTGAATCTGCAGGAGAAGATGGCACAAACTCAACTTGGTCATATTTAAAAGTTATAGTTAAAGACGTTTTTGTAAGCCATTCCAATAGTAATTTTAGGACATGGAACACTGGCTGGAATTTAGCCATGACGGAAGCTGCGTTTCCACAGTCAGACTATACCTACAGCGGAGTAAATCTAGTATCGAGCAAAGTATTTGCTGATGGTGGTAACAAAAGCTCACCTAGTATCACTTTTAGAAACGACTCAAACACAGGGTTTTTCAGCAAGGCTAACGGAAGCATAGGTGTTACTGCTAATGGTGTAGAGCAGCTAGCAATAACAACAGGGCCATATGGTTTGGATATGCAAAGCAGCATAGACATGAACAACTATGGTATTGATGACATAAGCCATCTTCACTTTAAAGATAACGTCCGCTTCTACGATGGCGGGAACGACAGCTACTTAAACTTTAAATATGGTGATGGTGATAATGGCGGTATCCGTTTAGTTAATGGAAGCAATGAGCATAAAGGGCTACTGTACGCTAACAATTCTGGTTTTGGTTTACTAAACGAAACAGATCAATGGGCATTTAAGTGTGATGCTGACCATTCGTACATGCTGGACAATGGTGCCACTAAGTTAAGTACCACAACAATAGGTGTGTTCGTAAATGGTGATATTAGCCTTTCAAATTACCTTAACGTACATGCTTCAAAAGGTATCACTTCGGCAGGCTGGATACATCTTCATAGGTACGGTAACAATGAAGAGGTAACGGTAGGTAACGACGGCACCGATGTAGGTCTTCGCGTACCTAATGGCAATACTGTTCTAAGGGATTTAAAGGTCTCTAAAGCTAGGTCAATAATTGAACTGGACTCAACTTCTGGAACAGAAGGTGAGGGCAGTACACTAAGATTTAACGGAGCAGGACAGAACGTACAGATTAGACATAACTTACACGACTCTACTCGCCCACCTTACGGCTTGCACATTGAAACAGGTGAAGGGGTTAGCCATACCCAAAAAGCGTATCTTGAAGTCGAAGGCGTTATGGTTTCAGACGAAGTAAATACGAACCTAGTTGAGCTTGGTTCTATGACGTTAAAGGAATCTTCGCATAGAAATGGTTTACTTCGTATAAGCGATACCACAACTAGCTGGTCAGGGATAATGATTGGCAATGACTATGAAGATTTATGGTCATTCATGTCTAATGGGGATGAGTGCGGTCTGTATAATGACAGCACTAACGAGTGGCACATCAAGTCTGTGGATAACCATAGGACTGATATCTACTTCAATAATGCTGTGAAGTTTGCAACTACAAACACAGGTATTGATGTAACAGGTAATGTCGTTGCTACTGGGACGGTCTTTGGAGATGAAGTTACTGAAACATCTGCTTTGAAATACAAGGACATTACGCATAGAGTTTCACTAAAAGATTCACTGTCTAACGTTATTGAGATTGGCAGAAAAGGTACTGCAATCGGTACGCTCAAAAATGATGATACTAAGAAAGTACATCGTTGGTTCATCGCTGATGAAGTTGCTGAAGTCACGCCTGAAGTTGTTCGTTACGTGAATGGTGAAGTAGACGGTTTAAGCTACTCAAGAATGTTACCAGATGCTTACGCAGCTATTGCTAAGCAGCAGGAGTATATTGAGAAGCTTGAAATTAGACTACAACGATTGGAGGCTTTACTAAATGGCTAATATAAGTTTCTACCATGACTCAGAGAATGGCACTATCGTTATTGATGGTGTCGGTAACAGCACTAGTAACCGTGTGGAGCTTACACCTGACGATGTTTTAACTTTTAGCAATACAACAGCATCGGGCTTTGGAAGTGTAACTGTCAGCAGTTTTAGATCTGATCAGTTCACTTCTACTAGTTCGTTGTCTTTGTCTAAAGGGCAGAACGGTGCAAGAACAGTCAAGAGCTCACCTAACTTCACTACCGACACTATAACGTTCGCTAAGACTGGTGCTGCTACAGCTTATGCTTACATTAATATCACATCGGGCGCTGACACAGACCCTAACGATTTTAACATAGGAATACCTGTACGAGGTGCTGACTTAGGTGTGACGTATTACTTTGAAGAGTTTAAAGTGAGAAGTATCAGTGAGCCTGTAGCGGTATCTGTAAATAGCAATAGCGCCATGTCTTTCGCCATTAAACCTGATGGTGGTAGCTATGGTTCATGGGTTACTAGTGGTAATGTCAGTGTCAATGACTTTGTGAAAGTTAGAGGTACAGCGTCTTCTTCTTATAACACACAAGTGGTTTACACATTAAACATAGGGAGCAATAGCGATAGTAATACGATAAAGACTAAGACTGATCCTGCGCAGGGTACGTTTATTGCTTTTCCGTATACAACAAATATCAGCTTAAAGAAAGTTTCTGAGTTCTTTGCGGCACCGCTTTCTCAAGTGCCAAGAGGGGCAACTGTTCCTAGATATATGAGCGCGTATAGAAGAGGCGGATTATACGTACCTGACGTGACTCAAAACGCTAGTATCGCTACTACTGACCAAGCACAAGATTTAAAACTTTCTTCTTTTTCTGGCAGTGGTACTACTGTGTATTTCAATAAGAGCCCCGCTAACAAGATAGTCTCTATGAACGTTATAGGAGGCTCTGCAACAGCTAGTATAGCGTGGGTAGTTCAAGCTGACTGGACTCTAGGTCATAGCCCGTCTATGGGTTATAACGCTGAGTATAGATACACCTTTATAGAATTTGATCCTGAAGGACCACAGCATGGTACTGGTGCTACACTTAGTGCTACTAGTGGCGACCCTTTTGTCTATGACAAGACTAATACTGGTTTTGCTATAGAAGCTACATCGTCAGGAACCTTTGATCAACAATTTCAAGGAGAGATAACTATGTATATGCGTTCTCTCCTAGACACGTCAGTAGTATTAACACAAGTTATTGGTTACACTATTGACTTTTACGGCAATTAAGCCACAACTATTAGGAATTATTACAATGATTACAGCAACATTTACAGATCCACAAGGCCAGAAATGGGTTGACGCTAAACTAAGAGCTATCAACTTTAATGTTAACTGCAACAGTTCAATGAGCGTTAATCATAACGACTTAGATTCTCCTCAAGGGCGCACTAACATGAATGCCAGCGGTAACATGCAGGTTATATATTGGCCTAACCAAGAAGCTATTGACGCAGGTCATACGCCATACTCTTTGGATAAGCCAGCTGATGATATGGGCGATAAGCAGTTCCGTGTGACTTTTGACATGATGCCTGTTGATGCAGCAGCACTAGAAGCAGCATGTGAAACTCATTTGGTAGATGTGATACTCCCTCCAATGCAGGGTTAAAATAAACTGGTTACTGTTGTTGTTTGCTTTACAATAGCAGGAAGCTAGCCTAGCCGGGGCTGCCAAAGATAATTGCGACTTTGGGTATAGTCTTATGGCAATATATAATATGACATACTACTACATACTAACAGAAAATGAACCAACTACCCCTACTGAAAGAAAGGGGGCTGTGTTAGTTACACAAAACGTTAATGGGTATTCAGTACTAAATACATACTTTGGGGTTTCAGTAGAATCTCAAGGAAACTTTGAACATAGTTTCGAGGGTACAGTAACTATGTACGCTAAATCCTTAGTAAATAATGTTACTTTAGTACAAACTATAGGATATTCATTCTTCATACACAATAATTTATAATATAGGCTTAGGCCAACAAGGAAACAAAAAATGATTACAGCAACTTTTACAGACCCACAAGGACAGACTTGGACAGACGCTAAACTTAAAGTTATTAACTACAGCGTTAACATTAATTCTAATATTAGCAAATCACACAATAATATGGAAAACCCTAATGAGAATTCTGAGGTTAGCGCGAACTTTAACATGCAAGTAGTGTACTGGCCAACTATTGAAGCTTTTAATGCGGGGTATAGTGCCTACAGCTTAAAGAATCTAGAGAACAATAGTATGGCTACAGATAACTTTAGATTTAGTTCTAGTATTGCTCCTGCTACTCAAGAACAACTTGAACAAGCCTGCGAAGAATACTTAGAAACTGTACTTATCCCTCCTATGGTATAAAACCGCAAAAACCCCTATCAGCGCAAGCCGGTAGGGGTTTTTTATTAACTTAAGTTTTCTTCACAAAATTTCATTACTACACAAAGATTATCTACGTCAGGGGCAATTATTGCATCCTCACAATGAGATACTAAATCTATTAGTGCGTAATTTTTTAGTATTAAGTCTTCGCTATTATTTATGTTTTGTATAAACTTTTGATTTCCTGCAATAGGTATCGAATCATATATGTCGAAAGCAGACCCGTAAGTTTTAACTAGGTTATACGCTCTCTTGATACCTACACCAGGAACTCCTGGAATACTGTCTGAGGTGTCTCCTTGTAATACTTTAATACTTAAAAATTCTTCTACAGTGTCGCACTCATGCTGCTCATAGAAGGTATCTAATGTATACTCTTTTCTTGTTACAAACGAGAATCTACTAACATTTTCTGCTAAGAGTAAGTCCCAGTCTCCATCTGAACTTATTAGCCAAGTATGGTTATACATATGAGAGTATTCTTTTACAATATATGCCGCAAGGTCATCTGCCTCAACATATTCAATTCTTAAGAGAGGATACCTAGATTGCGCTAATTCTAAAGCTCTCTCGTATCCCTCAAAGAATATCTTCATTTGTTCTTTTGCTTCATCTGTCTGATCTTCGTGAGTCTTTTTACGTCCTCCTTTGTAGCCTGCATCAATATCTTTACGATACTTAGAATACTTCTTATCTGCTAACAGTATGATTGTCCTAGCCGAATAAGATTTTCCAAAAGAGCCTATAGTAGTTACAAACTCTGCTGCAAAATCTACAACGCTTCTATGCTTAAATCTAAAGGCAAAGTTCATACAGTCTAGTATTACTAAGTTTTCTATGGGGTCTGCATTGACCACTTCATCTAATTCACACAACCCTTTCATAAAATCAATTCCTCTATCTTCTTATGTTCTAACCATTCTTCGAATAAATATATACTAGCATTAATGTCCTCGTTTCCTAAGTCAGACACCATCTTAAATCTATTCACAAATTCTAATTCGTCCTCTACCATTATTAGAGGCTTGCCTCGGTCTTTCTTAAAGATTAGCCCAGGCTTTCTATTCATTGTATCAGCTTCTCTAACGCACTGTTCCCACCAACCAAATATGTTATTAGACTTAGCCCATAACAAGTTCTCTTGTATTACTGTCTCTGCAAAAGACTTACATTCAAAGCAATAGTAGTAGTGGTTAGTTAGGCAGTACAGGTCTCCTTTCATAGAGCCTGCTCCTGACATAGGAACTCTGTCCCATTTTACCTTTGTCTTCTCTGATAACATATCTCTACACGCATATTCAAAACGTGAACCTTTCTGTGACTGCTTACTACTCATTAATTAGCTCCGATATTTTATCCTTTTTAATAACATTAATTCTGCTTGCCAGTGGGTGGGTATACCCATGACTAACTACAATAGAACATAGGTTAGTTTCGTTAAGTAATACTTCTATTAACGTATCTTTGCCTTGCTCGTCCAACACAGATACTACTTCGTCTAAGAACAGTAAGTCAATATCTACTTTTGAGATTGACGTCATCATTTTCCTAACAGCAAGTAGTGTAGATGTATTGACTTTATTAAATTCTCCACTAGATAGTGACTTTATATCTACTTCAATACCATTATCGTACAAGTTTAACTGTAATTTACTATCATCTATTTTAAAACCAAGTGCAAATTTTCCATCTGCTAAGACTTGTAAATATTCGTTAATTAAATCTTCAAATACTTTTACCATTGACTCTATCTTGTAAGCAATTAATCCTTTACCTCCCATAGATTCTGTTAAGACTTTTAGTCTTTCGTAGAGTATTTTAGCTTCTTTTAGTTCTGCCTCGTTCTTTACAACCTGTTTCGTGAATGTGTCGAATTGATCCCGTAATATTTGTACTTGTGTATTATGTATATCAACTTTTCTATTCTTTGCATTTGCAGCAGAAATAATAGAAGTTTGAGTCGCTATTTTAGCATCTATGTCAGACATTTTACCCTGTAATATTTGTACTTGTAAAATCTCGCAATCAATCGTAGGATCATAAGCTTCTGTAGCTTTAGCCAACTTATTCCAATATATCTCATAAGTTTTGTACTTACTTTCTAAAGCTTGCGCGCTTGCTAATTCTAGTTTTGATCTTTTTACGTCTAGGGTAATGTAGTCTACTTTAGTCTTAGCTCTAGCTAGAAGCTCTAGAGTATCGTCTATATCTATTGACTGCTTACAGGTAGGACACTTGTTTTTTACAAGACTTAACTTTTTATGTTCAGCTAATACAATATCTAGCTCTCGTACGAAGGCTTGGTGCTTTACAAGTAGGGGGGTAGAGCTATTAGGTACAATACTAATAACAGACACAGGGTTGTCTATAAGAGTCTTCCATACGTCATGTGCTGTATTATTTGATTTTCTAACTTTGTTAGACAGCTCAAGATTTGTGAGGTCTGCGTGGATATTCATTTTTTCTTTAAGCAATTGAGGGTCATTCTCAGGAACAGTTATTAATTTTTGAACCTCTGCTATTACGGAGTTAGTTTCAAGCCATTGGGTAGCTGCCGTAGCTGCTCCTTGTACATTATCCAGTTTCTCCTTCTGCTGCTTAAGCGCTTCTTTAAGAGTCTTTTCTGTTTCAACATAGTCTTCCAATCCTAGTAGTGATATAAGAAATTTCTTTCTATTTGCATCTGTAGCACCTAAGAAGTCTAGGCTGCTTGATATTGACTGATAAACTAGTTTAGTAAATGTGGTGAAATCCATACCAAGAGTAGTCTCTACAGTTTTGTATGTCTGCGTAGTAGTGTGTCCACTAATTTCTTCATCATTTTTAAATAGTTTTACTTTGCTTGTGCTTCCTACTCTTTTATCTAAAAAGTAGTGGTCTTGCCCTACATCAAACTGCACAGATATAGCATAAGTTTTATCTTTAGTATATCTGTTTACTAACTCAGACTTCTTAATGCCTCTAGAGTTTTTGTTGTATAAGGCTTCTTCGAGTATAGTAGGAATAGAAGATTTACCTGCTCCATTCTCTCCTACTAGCTGAGTAACTCCACTACCTACACGGAACACATTATTTGTCCCGTAGCTAAGTATGTTACTAAAGCCTATGCTGTTAATTTTAATCATTAACTATATCCTTGTATAGAGACATATAAGGAGCTGTGTCCTCTATATTCTTAATATTGGTTAGATACTCTGCTAGTTCATCCTCTCGTGTGCCTTGCAGATTTAGTGTGCAAGGCGCGGATATATTTTTAGTGACCTTTTTTGACAGCAAAGAGTTGTCTCTGACTCCTGCCAGTTCTTCTAAGGTACCTTCTAGTTCGTATATTGTGTGGTGGTAGTCTGTAGGTATCATGTCAAGTTCTGAGCTAACTGTTTTCTTAATTAGCTGTGGCAGAAATAACTCTATCCACTCATGTTCTCCGGTCTCGCTGTCAATTAAAAACACTCCATTTGACCCTTTAGCTTCGTTACGATGAAACGAGGTAGTAAAAGGACTACCGGGATATAGTATGTTTAGTTGGGAACAGCTAGTACAGTGTAAATCTCCCGCAAATACTTTTTCATAATCTTTGTACATATCTAAGTCAATCTCAGGTAGTACGTGTGGAGGAATCTCTGCTCTTACGTGGGTAAACGCGAACTTAGAACAGGCACTAGGCCATACTTTGTCTTTTATAATATTGTAGGGAATAAAGTCTATATCATGAATAGTTTGGAAATCTCTAATTAACCTAACACCCAAATCTTCTAACATGTCTGGTATATGAATAAAGCAATCTACTTTCTTAGACATAAGTTCGTGATTACCTGGTATCATAATTATAGGTTTTGTTATACTACGTATAAAGCTGTACATTAGACCTACTTCTTCTACAGTGGGGGCAGCTACGTCTAGTAAGTCACCCCCAAATACGTGTATATCGCAATCTATCTTGTTTAGCTCTTTAGCCAACAACATAAATCTATTCCTTTGCCAACCTCTAGGAACATTTTTCTGCCCTAGTTTAATGTGTTGGTCTGCTGAGAAGCATATCTTAGCCATCTATTTCTTCCTTAAATTTTATCATTTCTTTAGCGTTGGTGGCTGCTTGTACAGGGTCACAGTAGTCTGAATCGCACTCTAGACACTCAGTAAACTTAAGTTCTAAAAAGGTTTCTTTGCCGTTATACTCTACATGGTTAAGAGTTATTTGCTCTATTGCACCTTCTGCCCCGCATATTTCACAAATCATTCTATTCTCCTAAAACGAAAAAGGCGATCCGAAGACCGCCCTTGTTATTAATCTTCTAGTTCGTCGATAGCTTCTGCATCGTCAGATGGAGCAGGAGCAGCTTCTTTAGCTCCAGATAAGTGTTTCTCGATTCTTGCTGATTGCTCTGCATAAGTTTCTAGAGGAAACAATTCTTCCATTGTCTTAGACTCTGCAATAAGAGCTAAATCGTCATCTCCTAGGGGAGAAGACTTACACTTAAGTTGTCTTACAGTGTATTCTACGTTATAGGCTAGCGGTCCTGTTTTCTTACGGTTGACTGTCAACCAAGTACCTGTTTCTGTACAAGTAGGATCAATACCTAAGTCTTGCGCTACAGAAATTGTGTCGTTCATAATACCTTTCTTTAACTGTAAAACCTCGATGTTACCCGTAGCTTTGTTAATTACTTGACATTTGTATGCCCACTGACATCTAAGGTCTTCGCCTTTATCGTTCTTGATACCCATGTCTCGTACAGGGCACGGACGGGAATTGTCAAACGTTTCTAAGTCACGGTCGAACTGTAACGCTTCGAAAGGTAAATCTTTCTTGTTTGCACCAGTTACCCAGTAGGTAAAGTTAGGTAAAATACTCTGTGGCAAGATACGGAAAGTGTTGTCACCGTCTGCAAGCTTCATGTATTTAACTTCTGATTTTTTAGCGCCGCCGTGTAGTTTATTAAAGTCTATAGCCATTTTTTATTTTTCCTTTTGAAATATTATGTAATTATCGGTTAGTGTTACTAGTGGGTTTTCTTTGACTACTTGCATTGGAATCCAGTTTGGTACTAGATCAAGTGAAAGATTAACTTCACCTCTGTGCAAGTAGTCTTCATAGTTTCTTAGAGAACAAAGACCAAGATACTCGGCTTTGTGTCTGTCGGATAACCAAAAACTGTCCACTAAAGTCTTTGGTTTTACTATAAAATCGTGTCCTGTGTTATTCTGTTTGAAAGCTTCTAACATTAGACTAGGATCTCCGTGAGATACTATAAATATTGTTTCGTAATCAAAGAATCTCATCTGCCCCCTCATCATTTTAATACTATATAACAATTTTAGTTGTTAGTCAAGAAGTTTTTTAATTAGATTCTATATTCTGAATCTCTTTGCTTTTCCTTCTCATCATTTTAATACTATATAAGAATTTAGGCAGTTATGCAAGAAGTTTTTTAAATTGAATCTATATCGCCCATCTCTTTAACTTTCCAACCTTGATTAATATAGAACCTTTTCCTAGCATTAACTTGACGTTTGCCCGTATTTCCTGACAGTCCTATATCAATAACTACAGGTGAGAACTTTCCTGGTAGCTCTCGCATAATACGACCTATTATCTGTTCTAGTAGCGGGTCATTATTTAAGGGGGCGCTTAGTATTACACAAGATAGGGCATTGATAGATACTCCTTCGCTAAATATTGACTGTGTTCCCCACATACATCTAGCTTCTGAGTCTAGGTCATTCATTTCGTCAAATATAGCTTGTCTATCTTTTATAGCACCTGTAACAAGTACGCTATATTCTTTTGTTTTCATGTGTAAGTTTTCCAGAAAATCTGTCATAGTTCCTAAAGCAAGTACCTTATGTCCTGCGAATACGTAAGTGTCTGATAGGGTTAATACTTGTTGTATGTATTTAGGGTTGCTGTACAGCTTAGACATTACCGTAGTCCAAGGTATAAACTCGCTAGAGCTTAACTCTACTTTAGAAGTCCACAAATGTATAACTGGCTCCATCCTGTTTTCGTCTTTACCTATAAATAAGTCTTTACCAAAATAGTCAGGTAGCACACAGTGTAGTCCATCTTTACGTATTAGAGTTCCTGATAGACCTACTTTGTGTTTAGCTTTCAAGGCATTTAATGTGTCTGTGAAAGTTTTTGCAGGACTACGATGTACTTCATCCGCAATGATTAAACCAAACGTACCTGACAACTCTAAAGCCTTGTTTCGTAAAGTCTGTATGTTTCCTACTACAATATCTGGTGCTATATCGAATTTACCTCCTCCTATGACACCACATTTAATACCAAACCACTTTTCTACTTCTTTAATCCACATGTCTCGTATAACTGTTGTAGTAGTTATAATAAGAGTCTTTTGTTGAAACTTATGCGCTAGCCCTAGTCCTGCTATAGTCTTTCCCCAGCCTGGCTTAGCATTTACTAGCCCATTATGAGTTATTTGGTCTATGCAGTCTTGCTGGTCTTTCCGGGGCACAAATTTAGGCTTAGGTAGATTAATAGGAACTACTGCTCTCTTATCTATTATAGCATACTCGTCAGGTATAAGGTCTGCTCTGCCTGCGGGTATTGTAACTACTTTATCAGACACTCTAGTAACATTTCTAATTATTACAGGGAATGGAGATACGGGTTGTTGACTAATTTCGTATGTAAGTTCTTCGCATAACTTTAGGTCTAGTTCCGACCCTCTTTCGCAATTTATATATATTCTGTTAGATATTACTGCCTTCATATTTTTTTCCTTGTAGACTTACGCATCTCATTACAAAGATCGTATAAGATGTAAGTTCTACCTATTCGCACGACTTGAGCATAGTTGTAATTTGCGTCTGTCACTGTGAATGTAGTGGGTACTTTGTCTAGTTTTATCGCATAATGTCCCGCCTGTGTTTGCCACCTGCTTGTTATTCTGTGGCAACTAACTTCTGCAAACTCTTTAGGATTCCATCTAATTAGTGTGCCTGCTGCGTCCAAGAATAACTTGTACTTGCTAGAAATAATTTGACTCATACTAGTAATGATGTACTTTATCCTGTACAGTCCGTAAGGCTTATCTGTCTCACTAAGAAGCGCTACCCTACGCATAGGGTAACTACCTATCTTACTGGCTACATAGTCTAGTACGTATCTATTCTTATGAGTCTCTATTATTTTGTAGTTTCCTTCTTCGAATATTCTCAAATAAGGTCGTATTACGTAGAAAGGGAAGTTTATCATATAGCAGCAAGCTCGGGAAACATTTTAGCTAGTTTACCACAACCGTAGTCTTCTGAGCCACCTTCTTCTGAGTCTTGCTCAACACCGACTGGGCACCCAAGAATAGAACAGCCTCTGTCTATTTGAACATTGCGAACAATAAGTTCTAGATAGTCAGGTACTAAGTCTTCTCGTACTTCTGCAACAATAGAGTCATGTACTAGCGCAAAAATAAGAGCATCCATACCTGTACGCATTATCTCGTTGTCTGCATCTACAGCACCTAATACTAAATGGTCTGAGCTTACAGATTGTATTACAGCATTAAAGCCTGAACGAACTTCTGCTGCGGCTACGCCTCTATCAACAGAGTTAATGTTGTGTAAACGTCTTTTACGACCGAAGTGATTGTATATAAATCCTTTAGCTTTAATCTGAGCATGACAGGCTTTAACCCATTTGTGTAGTTGTGGAAACTGTGCAAAGTAAGTCTGGATATAGCCTTTAGCAGTATCTACGTCACAGTCTTGTGGTAACCCTGCTTGGCCTAGAGCAATATTAATCTGCTCTGCAACACTAGCGGGTCCTGAGCCGTACAAAATACCGAAGTTAACAGCTTTAGCAGCTTGTCGCATATACGGGAACATTTTCTTTACTTGATTAGGCTCACAGTTTATCTTGAAAACCATGTGCGCTACAGTAGAGTGAAAGTCGGGGTACTTGCTAGGGTCTTTTTGCATATTAACAAAAATCTGTTGCATAGCTTTGTCACCTGATAGTACAGCAGCATAATATACTTCTGCTGTTACCAAGTCAACTGCGACAATCTTGTATCCTGGCCTAGCTTTTACGCAACCCTTAATAATAGGATTGTCTCTAGGAAGTTGCTGCATGTTAAATTTACCTGACGAACTAAGTCTACCTGAGCTGGTAGTTGTTAGGTTAAATCCTGTACGTACTCGGTTGTCTCTGTCAATAGCAGGCAACAACTTATCAATGTAAGTGTTCTTAAGCTTTGATTTTTGCTTAATGTTCATGATAAGCATAGGTATTTCGTGAAACTCTGCTAGTTCCATTAGCACTTCTGCATCAGTACATATAGCACCTGTATCAGTAAGCTTTCCTGTAGGATTAAGTCCGATAACATCAAACAGCAACTTTCTTAGTTGTAGTGGAGATGCAGGGTTAAATCTTTGTCCTTGTCCCTGTTCGAATATTTTTATTTCTTCGTAAGAGTACAGTTCTTCTTGTAATACTTCTATTTCTTGGGTAAGCAAAGTTTTAGCAAAGCGTAAACGATCTGCTGATACAGGAATGCCTCGGTCTTCCATCTTAGTAAGCAAATGTAGTGCAGGCAACATTAACTCATCGTAACATCTAAGAAGGTCGGCATTTTTTTCTAGTATAGGATAAAACTTGTGGTACAACTGTAGCGTTGCATCTGTGTCTTTAGCTGCATATATTTTTAGTATGTCCCAAGGTATAAGATCATAACTAAATTCGCCTGCTTTTATCTTGTGAGTCTTACAGTAAGACTTTTTAAAGTCATCTAAGTCACGCTCGTAGTCGCCTAAGTTACCATACTTCATAGTAAGAGCTTTTAGTCCATGCGTACCTGTACGTTCGTCAAGTAAGTAATGTATAATCATAGTGTCGTGAACGTCACAACCTATAAAGTTAGTACCTAGATGGTACTTGAAGAAGTGCATGTCAAACTTAGCATTATGAAACACTGTTCTACGGGTAGATACAATCTCTTGTAGTAAGTCAATACATTCTTGGTCAAAGCAATCTGCGTCACAGTATATGCCTTGGTTGATTTCATGAGATATAGACATACCTAACATGTAGCCATCTCTAGCTGCTAATGCTGAGGTTTCTGAGTCTAGTCCTATAACTTTCCAGTTTGGGTTGTCTAGAACCATTACTAAGTAGCTTTTTATATCAGAAGTTTCTCTGTAGAACTCGTAAGTTCTTTCTATCTGCTCCTCGACTTTACCTTCTAGTAAATCTTTAAGTCTTGAAACTGTCTCGTCAAAAACAGGCCGGTTCTCCGGCTTAAACAATAGAACCGCAGGGTTTATACTAACAAAGAAGTTAGTCTCATCATTCTTGCCTGGAGCTATTTTACCTGTGTAGTCTGAAACAGAAGATACTTTAGTAAACATCTTTACAGCTTCACTACCTATAAGAATTACTAGGTCGTATGCTTCTGAACAGAATCCTAAGTCCTCTTGGTCAGCCTCACCCTTAGCAATACGTTGTTGTACTATAACATGTTCAGCTTTAGTTTGCACGACTAAGTCCACATCTTTCTTTAATAGACGTGTAACTTTTTTGCTGCTTAGATTGAATATATCAGGTTTTTGTATGTTGAATGATTTCTCATAGTTTACCTTGCTTGGCATCTTTTGTATTACTGCTATTTTCATATTTATTCCTTTTCTTAATTTATAAAACCTATTATACGCTATATCCAGCTATTCTGCAAGTTGTTTCTCATATTTTCTAGGTGGTCGTCACTTAAAGTTGCAGGATCTTTTCCTTCTTTTAGACGAATAACATTAACTACTAAATCTGTTTGCTGCTTTATCATATAGCTTAGGTTCTCTGCTGCTGCGTAGCCTGCTGCGTCCCCGTCCATCATAATATATATGGTATCTACTCCCATAAGCAAAAACTGCTGTAAGTAGTCTAGCACATTGTCATACTTAACGCTTTTTGTTCCAAATATTGTTACTGCGTTAGTTAGTCCTTTACCATGTAAGTATAATGCGTCCAGTAACCCCTCTACTAGTATTATAGAATTATTTAGCAATTTTATCTTGTTGGCGCTGGGGTACCACGGCAAGGATACTTCCGCAGGGTACATCAAGTATTTTGGAGAAGCTTCTGAGTTTATATACCTCCCTTGAAATCCTACTGTAATTTCCCTATTGTCTGTTATAGGAAATACCATCCTACCTTCCATACCTATTTGATCTGATTTAAATGCTCCGAAACTTTTAATAATTTCGGCAGGTATACCTCTAAAAGGTTCATACATAAAAAAAGCGTCTGTGGGGGTTTCAAAACCTGACCAAGACGCTTTCCGTAGCTCATTCATTATATCTCTAGTAGCCTGTACTCTGCTGTTAAATATATTTCTATATTTATTGAAGCGAGTAAATATGTTTCCTTTGTAGCCACAACCAAAACAGTGAAAAGTACCATCTTGACGATCTACTCGTAAAGATGGATTTGCATCATTATGGTCGGGGTTAAAGCATTTAACAAGAAGATCTTTTCCCTTACTAAAGAATCTTACTTCTTTTTCAGTTAATAATTTTTCTACTTCTGTCATATTCCTAAGCCCTCTACTGCTTTTCCTAATTTGCTATCTTCATCCTCTACAGGTTCTAGATCCTCAAGAACTACTGCTCTTGGGTCTATGCGTAGGGACGTCCAACTAATTCCAACTCTGTGTCTGCCTTCATCATTTGTACCTCTAGCTTTAGTAGTTTCTAATAACAAACTATTAGAGTCTTTAGAGTCTACTTTAAGTAGTTGTGCAACGTCAGCGGCATCTAGTATTCCCTTAGAGAATCTAGCAATACCGTCTTCGTTCATTTGATAAGGACTTACTATACACATGTCATATTTCCTAGCTAAATTTTTTAGTGTCTTAGATACTACAATCTGAGGTTTCCAATCGTACATATCTGTTGTACTATCTAGGACTAACTGGTTTAAGTAATCTACTACTCCCAGTCCTAGTTTGTCTCCATACTTTGATTTATATGTAGACAGTTTAGCATCAACTCCACCTACTGATAGGCTTCTGTCGTCTACTATTATAATTTTACCTTCTTCTTTTTCCTCACAAGTATCGTATAGTTCATCTTGAAAGTCAAAAATATCTACAGTCTTGCCTGAGTTAAAGTATTTATCGAAGACTTTATCGCCACCCTCGAACAAAGACGCCATAACTGCGGCCACTTTCCTAATATCATCGTCACATAGATTACCTTGTTTAAGGTCTGCGGTAGACACATCTGCGAGAATACATATTATTCTCTGCATAGTCTCACCAGCCGTCATTTCTATTGTGAAATAAATCGAAACATTCTTTTGTAGGTGTTGTTGTGCTACTAGGTTAGCGCAGAATATAGATTTTCCGCTACCGGCCTTACCTCCAATAAGCACTAGCTCTTGTTTGTAATAACCTCCTGCTTCTTGATCCCATTCGTCGCAAACACCTGAGTAAACTTTTTGATTAAATAAAACGTCTGGTCTTTTAAATACTTTTATATCTGCTATAGTCTGCACACAGTTAGTAGAGGTAATCTTTTCTTCTAGTTTGTGTGTAAGTCCAGATACTTCGTCTAATAAAGAATGTCTGTCAGTCATGGAAATGGTTTCTAACATTCCGTCTATTAAATCTAAGATGGTATTTTGTGCGTATTGGTTAGCTAGTTCTTCTATGGCTACTTCTATATCTATAGGGCCTGGGTCTATTAATCTTAAAGAAGCTAAGGCAGATAAAACTTTTCTGTCCCGACTTCGGTAGACCTCTAATTCGCCTATATTGGGAATGTATCCCTTATCCTGATAGAAGCTATTTATGTGTTTTAATACTGAGGAGAAAGAGCTAGAGAAATAATCATTATTGATTTCTGAATAATATTTTAAAGCCTGTTCCCTGTCTTGTTGAAGGAGCAGATGTAGCGTTATTCCTTCTATATTCACTATTATACCTCAGTGTAATCTGGGAAGTATATATTTTCCATTAGTACCTCCTTAAAACAAAAAAGGGCGGCGAAAGCCACCCTCTTAATATAAATTACACCAGATTTTTAGTCAGAAGTCTTTTCAGCTAGTTTAGCATGCTTGGCTTCACCATCATAGTCAGTACAACTAACACCACGACGGGTTAATATAGATTTAATACCACGAGCACTACGGCCAGTCGCTTCTACAACATCTTCTACTGACATATTTGTAACGTCAATACCTTCTAGAATGTCCTTAGACTCTTTTGCTGTGCTTTTTTCTTGCTTGGGCATAGCTGCAATATCTTTTGAGCGTACTAATGATAACGACTTACCACGCACACTTGCGATTGTCTTACCGAATGCTTCTGCAAGAACTTCCATTGTAGCTCCACCTTCTACTAAAGAAACAAACTTAGCTTCTTCGGCTTCTGTGTACGTACGAGGAGCAGCTTTCTTTTCTGCTTTACGAACTTTACCAAACAATTCCATGTTTAATAGCTTGCCCTGTACCTGTTTAGAGGTAAAGTCACCATTTTGGAAAGATGCTGCAATTTCTGCGTAAGTTAATAGGTTCTCATTAGCATTTACTAATGCTTCTAGAGCTGCTTCTTGCTCTGCTGTCCAAGCTGATGCTTTAGCAGTTGCCTTGGCTACAGTGAACTCCATTTTACGTAACTTGGCTCCGATAGAACGTGAAGTAGTACCCATTTCGTCTGCAATTTCTACTAGACGATCTTGAGATACTTCTGCTGTAATATCTCCTGCTAGTTGTGTTAGTGTTGCTGTGTTTATTTCGTTCCAGTTAATTTTAGTTGACATATATTTCCTCTAGGTCTGTTATTGTTAGTATTTGAATACCGTTATTTATTGCTTTTTTGTATGAAGATGATTGACTACCATCTTCGCTAATTAGATACTTTACATCTTTTGTAACCGAACTTTTTACGTTGAACCCTAATGCTTCTAAATGAGCTTGGGCGGATGTTCTATTAGAGAAGTTGTCTAGCTTTCCTGTTATTGATACAGTTGGCAGAGTTGTTTCAACTCGTACTTCCTGTGCGGTAAAAGTAGCTTCCCATAAATCTTTGTATATAGGCCAGTCTAATTCTATCCAGTTTATTAAATTTTCAGCTGCTTTGTCCCCGATGCCCTGCATTTTGCACATATTGAATGTGATGTTCGAAACTGAGTCGAATGAGAGTTTTCGCATAGCACCATCTCCGATTAACGGGATAGAACAGGCAGCTAAAAAATCGTTTGGAGAAATACCTAGTCTAGTTCTATCTACTAAAACTTGTACTAGCTTGTGAGCCATATGCTCTGATATTCCTTTAGATTGAGCGTAGTCAGTCGATAAGGTCAACAAATCGTTGAAATTATGTAGTCCTAGCTTTTCTAGTGTAGCTTCTCCGAATCCTTTTATCTTTAATTTTTTACAGAAGTTTTGTAGTCGCTTGGTAGATTGAGCAGGACAATCATCAGTATTTCTACAGAATAATTGGTCTTTGACTCGTTCAATAGCAGAGCTACAAGAAGGACATTGTGTTGGAGCTAATATATTCATTATTTTTTCCATCTATAGTTAGTGCCTCAACTTCTGAAACTATTATAGCTAGAAATTGACAAAATTGCAAGAAGTTTTTAAAACTATTTTACGTGAGGTGTACTTATTTAGTCGTATATCCTACCAATAATCTTAGGGATAATTTCGCCTGAACGGATAACCTGTACTGTACAACCTATCTCTAGGTCAAGAGCTTCGATGTATGCTATATTATTTAAGGTAGCACGCGATATAGTTGCTTCTCCTATAACTATTGGTTCTAAAATACCTACTGGAGTAACTTTACCACTCTTACCCGTCTGCCAAATAACTTCCATAAGTTTTGTACTTACTGCTTCAGCTTCTTCTTTGTACGCAAATGCTCCGCGAGGGAATCTATCAGTAAACCCTAGTCTGTTAAACCCTACATTGGAATTAAGTCGGTACACTATACCGTCTGTAGGGTATATGTCTGACCAAGAAAATTCATCATTAGTAGATGCAGTTGAAAAGCCCCAATTATGTAAAGTTATTAAATCGTCTTTATAGGTTAATTCTAAACCCCATAGGTTTTGAACTACTTGTACGTTGTACGCAATGAACTCCATATCTCCTTCAGTACGTTTCTCCTGCCACACTTTCATATCTTTTTGATTTAGTGCACCACTAGCGTAGTTACGAGAGTTTTCCATATCTTTATGAGCGACTATCTCTCCAGTTATTTGTACAATGCCTTGTTTAGGAATAGTAGGAGGTACATTTAGAGTTCGTACTTTATCAGTAATGTCTCTGCCTTTAATACCATCTCCACGAGTCAAGGCTATTGTAAGCTTGCCATTAACATAGGTTAAGTCAGCTGCTGCACCGTCTAGCTTTTCAGATTTTACGTAGTCTCCTATAGGTAAAGCTCCGTCACGATCATAGTGCTTCTTTAAAGAGTACATTCTATACGCATGAGGAATTTCTCCTACGCCTGATATAATCTGGCCGTGGATACGTTCTAGTGCGTCATATTCTTCGTTACTTACAATAGGATTACCGTTATAGTATGCTTTTGAATATGCTGTCATTAACTCTTTAATCTTTTGCATCTTTTGCTTCCTGAATTACTTGATCTAAAACTTCTGCGTCACTTAACATACCTGTAAACGATTTATATAGTCTGGACGTAACATGCAAGTTATACGGTAAAGTTACTCCGTTATTACTTGGAGCATATTCCCCTTCAAAGTCCATGTACCATTCTCGGATACCAACATAGGTTTGATCTCTAAATTCTGAGATCGTGAACCTATATTGTATTCCTTTTAAGTCGTTTTCTAGTATGATTGTCTCTATGAGGTCAGTGTGTTCCTCGTAACGATCATTAGGTTTAGCGATCGTTCTGTAGTATTGCGCTAAGGGGGGTTAGCTTTTTTACTTTCTTATATTCGACTTTTACAAGTTTGTTGTAATTCCAGTTCCAAAGTAAAACCTCAGTCTCAAGGTTTACTTTGATAGGATACTTAGAAGTCATAAACGGTTCGGTTATTTCTGCTGTACAAACTCCCCAAGCTGTTCCGCCTGTTACGGGATTTTGGTAATACATGTAAAAATCTCCCATGTAATTCGCACTATTATCAAAAACAACTTTTAACATATTATTCTCCTACTAACGGCTGTAGTACACCAGTAAAGTACATTGCTGCTTTACCTGTTAATTTATCTAGAATCTCATTTTCTAGTGCAGCTGGATCGTTGTTAGATAACATAACAATAACATCTTTTAGAGCTTGGATAGCTTCTGCTTTGTTTACTCGCTTGCTAGTACCTGCGGCTGCTGTACCACCTGCTGCTTTAGCTGCGGGAGCTACTGCTGATTTTTTGATGTACACCCCAGCTCTGCTAAGTATTGCACGAGTACCGTTTACGGCCTCTTCGTATTTAACAGCAAGTTCTTCTACAACTTCCATAGAGTTTAAGGCACGACTTTCGTCAGTGTCATACTCATTAGCCATAGTGTCTGTGTACTCTTGAATTACTGCGTCTTTCTTGTCTTGTGTCCAAGCCATTTTGTTTTTCCTTTTAGTTAATTTGAGAATCTATTATAAGCTAATTTGATACTTTGGTCAAGATGTTTTTTAATTTATTATATGGGTTGCTCTTTGCTACAAAACTCGTCAGTAGGGAATTCGTGAACAACATAATTTCCTAGGTCTCTTGGCATAAAATTTAAATCTTCGTCACGACACAGCTTTATTATTTTTTCAACATGTTCTTTTGTAGATACATCAGGGTTAGTATTTATAGTAATTACTCCTGACTCACCCTTAAAGGCATTATCAAATCTAATAGAACTCTTTTTAGATAGTCCGCTAGGAGAGTAGTTTAAAGACACACAACATTCTGAAAGACAACTAGCTTGATACTTTAATAAATAATTTCTTAAGTCTATTTGGTAAGGGGGACGTATAAATATAAAGTCAATGCTGTGCTTTAGTTTGGGAATAAATACTTCTATACGCTTAGACATCCAAGGTAACTTGTAGTAAGGGTTACGAGGGCCGAGGTCCGAGGGAGGTATAAAGTCTATTTTAGAACCTTCTAGGCCTATCTTAGTTAAAAACTCTTTAAACCCACAAGTAGTAATTTTAGATGTTGTGTAAATATCTATATCGTTGTAGTTGCCTCGATTTAGTATTAGTTTACGTGCGTAAGATCCTCCTATAACAAACTGCTCTGGAAATGTATCTCTGAGAGATTGTAGTAATTTTTCTACTATCATTTGGACACCATTAAACTTTTCATTAGGTCAGGAAAGGTCATTGAGCCTTTAACTAATACTTTTCTTAATTCTTTCTCATCCCAACAGTCTTGGGGGCAGTCTATTTCTAGTTCGTACCCAAATTCTTTTATTACAGGTCCGCCTACCTCTACTCTGCTTAGGACTCCGTATACTGCTATTACTTTACAAGTGCCGTTACTTTCTGGAAACTCTTTACTTACTAGCTGGACTCTTTCGCCTTTTTCATACAGGGGATGATTACTCATTGCATTGCCTTCTTTTTCTTGTTAGCTTCTACTAGAGTTTTGTTTACTTCGAAAGCAATTTCTTCGTTAGTAAGAGATGAACCTAGCAATTTAGATAAGTCTACACCTAGTTTTTCTATGTGAGACATGCTACCCAGTTCTGAGACAGCTTGATAAGCGTACTCCATAGTGCCGTCTTTCCAGACACGAATACGGTAAGCGTTTTTGAATTTAGTTTTAACTTGAGCAATGCAACCATACTTAGCTGCCCAGACATACTGGCCGTCTGCAAAGCTATCTGCAATACATTCGTCAGGTAAAGCTGGAGGGCTTAGTGGATTAATTTTGTGATGCGTACGTAGCATTGCACCATTTTTGTAAAGGTGATATTTGATTGTATCTGTGCTGCGGTAGAAAGACTCTGACAGCTCAGATAAAGAAGAACCAGAAAGATAGTCTGAAATTATACCTACAAGCTCGTCATTGAGCAAAGGCAACTTACGCTTTTTTGCTCTGACTTCTTTGTCGATACGCTTTCGATTTAGGAAATCTTCTATTAGAGTCTCCATAGTACGGTTAGCAGAAACACCAATTATATCACAAGCGCCTTTCTTAGTGCCACCATCTTCTAGCCAATCTATAGCTCTGATAAATTGATCTTCTGTTATATCGTAAGTTTTTCGTCTAGCCATAATTTATTTGCCTTTTCGTTAATTTCTAAAACTATTATACGCAATTATTAGCTATTAGTCAAATGAATTTAAAAATCATAATCACTAAGGCATCCTTCACATAGCAACTGATAGGCATGTTGTGGAATTTCATCCACTAACACTACGTTATCTATTTCTGTTAATTCTTCACATTCTGTTTCGCACCAACTACATGTACTCATATGCTACTTCCCATTGAATGTAGTTCTACGCACTCTTTACAAAATAAAGATATTTCGTTTTCTACGAAAGAGTCATGTAAGGTAGTTACGTATACCTCTTTGTCGCAATATTCGCAACTACTCATATCTGATTTCCCATTAGTTTGTCATTTAACTTTTCTAGTTTTTTCATGTACTTAGTTTGAGCATTTAGCTCTGTAAGCAATATTTGAGCTGCCTGCAAGGTTAGATGGTAATTCTCTGCTAATTCATCATAAGAACTAAATCTTTCTGTAGATATAGGAGATACGTTATTTAACCATTTCTCTACACCCTCTTTAGAAAGTCTGTCAGGACTAGCTTCTTCTCTTAGTGTTCGTGGGTCTATTGCCATTTTTACTGTTCCTGGGTAGGTTAATATTGGGTTTTGTAAGAAGGGGGTGCTTTCTATAATAGGAATGCCCAAAAACTTTTGTAGTTTGTTTCTAGACATTCCTTTATATTTAACTTCAAATTTTGCTGTTAACTTAGCTAGGGCTTCCTCTGGAGTTTCTTTTTCTGATTTATTAAAGCTACTATACATCAATATCTCTCTTTAAGCAAATAATTTTTTTCTTAAAATTAGCCACGTACTTCTCAAAGTTTGGTGGCAGTTGTTTTAGTTTTTGTACTAGATCAAAGAAGTCATGGTGTTGTGCCACAAACTCTGGAAGTACGCGACATACGGTAGTATATGTATCTTTGCCAGGTTTTACTTTAGTTGGCTTTTTCTTGTAAATACTATTATCAAACTTCTTAGGAATCTCTCTCTTGGGAAACGGTTTCATTTATAACTCCTGTATTGGCTCTTGGTTAGGATTAAACTCTTTTGGTAATTCTACGCCTACTGTTTGCTCGCAATATTTTCTATACCACGAAATCAAAGAAATACTGTCTTTGCCTACTCCGCAACGCTTTAGAACTTGCTTTGCACGCTTTAGTCCACTAGAGTCCCTGTGTATGCCGTGTATAGACTCACCTGTCGCAAGATAGAATCTATGTCCTTTGGCGCGGAGAGCGAACATTAGAGCTTTTGGATCGGCAGCGAGTACTTGCTCCCCGAAGTCTCTGTAGATTTTGTGGAAGAATTCTGCCTTCTCGTTAGGTTTCTCTTTGATAAATCTTTCTGCGTCTTCCCATGAAGGCTCACCCTCTATGTCATAATAAAACGTAAGCAATTGCTTAGCTTCATAAGCATCATTGTGGCGAACAAGGTTGATGTTTGATCTTGCACCTAGTATTGCGGTAACTCTTTCGATAAGATAGTTTTCTCTGTCCGTCTTGTCAATAGGGCTTAGGTAAGGAGTGTCCATAACTTGTATTTTTGCTCCTGCCTGTACTAGATAATAGTTGAATGTTGCGATATAAGTTTTATACTCGCGTTCTCTACGAGCAGCGTATGCTTTCCTAGCACCTATAGTAAATCCTTTGTCGACAGTTACGTCAGCATAGCCTGTAGAGTATACTTTCATATCTCTGAAATAGTAGTGTATTTCTTTAGGGTCCCGTTCTCGCATCATAGCTTGGTACCGCATATTAGGTGTGTGGTTCTCTGTATTAGTCAGCACAAAAACTGTGTCAAAGTAATTAAAGTCTACACCGTTAGTAATACTAGGACTACAAAATAAAGCGTCTATCTCTTGACGTCTAAGTGCTGCGGACGTATGGTTGACTATCTCGTCTACGTCTTTGTCTAGCTTAGAAGATGAATGTATAACCTTGATGTTTTTATCTGGTAACACTCTGTCAAAAGCGATTAGATACTCGTTAAGAGCTTTAGGAGAAGAATCCGAAACAAGCAAACATTTGTCTCCTATTTCTAGGTGGCCTTGTAGCGCACCCCACAGAGAGCTTTCCTTAGTATGTTTAAATACAGGTATGTTTTTTAGGTTTTGTCGCTTGTGATCTATTCTGCAAAGCTTTCTTGAACCTTCCATAAGATTAATATACTGTGCTACTGTTTCTTCGGATATGTCTCCATCACTAATGACTACTCTGTCAGTGTTTTGCAATAGCTCACTTAAAACTTCTGCTATCTGAATTTTGGTATCCTCTTTTATAATAGAGGCGAACAATAAATTATTCATTAACGAATCTGCTTCGTCGATAAACAAAAAGTCAAAAGAGTTGGTTAAGTGCTTAATCTTTAGCAACGAGTGCAACGTACCTGACAATCGGTCTACTTCTCCAGATGCAAAGTCTAAGCAACCTGTAGGCGAGCGGAAATCTCTCGCAGGGCTGAAACGAGCTGTGTTAGACTCTACTAGTGCAGAGGTATCTGTGATTGCTAGGAACTTTCCGGGGATCTGTCCTGTTTTAAGCCAACGCTCAACATTGTAAGTTTTACCGCTACCTAGTGTAGCTTTTAAGAATGTAACTGTATTCTTAGGAATATGCTTTTGAATGTCTAGGTATTTCTCGTGCGTGCCACTACTTATTTTATCTAGCTTTAGACCTAAGCATTCGGTAGGAAGCTCACGAACAGAACATGCTTTGATATTATTAATAGCACTTAGCTTACCTTGGCGGATGTACTCTTGAGCACTCCCAGGTCTTACACCTTCTATGATAGGAACTAATTCTTTTTCCAATTCTTTAAGTGAGTATTGACTTTGTATAGCACTGTGATATAAAGATATTACTGCGTTACGAAAACCAGAAGAATCTACTTTCCACGCACGTAAACTTTCTATCTTGTTATAGATAGTTAGGTTTTTATCTATGCCGCCTGTAATACTATCTAAGTAAAAGCTTCTTTCTTCCATAGTGGTAGCTATTGGCTTTACATAGGCAGCAGCAAACTCTGGAACTCTTGAGTTACTTCCGAAATGATAATACATTCTTTTACCTTTTAACGGGTCTACTGTACTATCTTCGAAAACAGGATATGAGGTATAGTGTGCTTGTATGTCGTGGTATAGAGCGGGGTCTATAAGATTTGTTGCAATTTCGAACTTTGCCTTGTAAGAAGAATTAATAATCGAAAATAAATTTCTAAGTTGCGCTTGCTCGATTTTGTGCGAATTTTGTAACCATAAGTGTAATTTTATACAGTCAGTGAGTCCAGCACTAGAAGAGCCCTGAGCAATAAAGCCCATGTCGTCAGGAAAAATATTAGGGTTGCATTTATGCAAAATATTACATACATAGTGGCCGTGAGCAGCTATGTCAATATTGCTTAAATTAGGTGGGACTTTTAATTCGTCAATGTCCATACAAATAATATGGCTTTTGACGTTCTCTACTAGCTTGGCTTTACGTACAACGGTATCATTTATTTTAGCGTGCGTATATTTATGGCGAATAACTAGTGTCTTAGGGTTGTTACCTAAAGCTTCCAGAATAGGGCATAGCTCCAACAGTGTAGTTGGATTATGGAATTTGCCTAATCTAAACTTTCTAGGAAAGTTTGCAGGAGTCTTATTTAGGTTTTTATCTAAACGCTTAGTTAGCCACGTATTTTTGGCAAAAACTCTAAAATAGTTCCCGTCCTTGGAAACATCGTTGTAGTCACAAGCGTGTAATACGCTAAATGTCATTTATTTAGTATGTCCATTATAACGCATGCAATAAACTCGAAATCGCTGACAGTACAACCTTTTGTAGTCATTGCGGCTGTACCTATGCGGATGCCACTAGTTTCTACAAAGCTTTTCTGGTCGTTAGGTATACTGTTTTTATTTACTGTTATTGCATTGGCTTCTAGGAGGTCAGCAGCTTCTCTACCAGAATGCTTAGTATTACTAAGGTCTAGTAAGATAATATGGCTGTCTGTGCCGTCAGTTTGCACTTTGTATCCGTTAGCCATAAATTGATGAGCCATAGCTTTAGCATTTAATACTACCTGATTAGCGTACTTCTCAAAGTCAGGGTTTAACGCTTCTGTAAAGCATTGAGCTTTAGCAGCTATTGTGTGCATTAGTGGTCCGCCTTGTGTGCCTGGAAATATAGCACTGTTTATGGCTTTAGAATATTTCTCGTCATTCCACAAAATTATTCCGCCTCTAGGCCCACGCAAAGTTTTATGCGTAGTAGATGTAATAACATCTGCGTATCCTACAGGGCTATCATACACTTTACCTGCAATTAGTCCAGAGTAATGAGACATGTCGGCAACTAAGATAGCACCTACTTCGAAAGCAATTTGCTTAAACGCAGACCAATCTATTGTTCTAGGATATGCACTAGCACCTGCAACAATTACTTTTGGCTTATGCTTCAAAGCAGCACTGTATACATCTAGCATGTCTATACGTCCAGACTCCTCATCTACTCCGTAAGTAGCACAATCGTACGTTTTACCTGACATATTAACAGGACTTCCATGCGATAAATGCCCACCTGCGGATAAACTCATACCTAAGAGTTTATCACCTGGCTTCATAAAAGCTTGGTATACTGCGGAGTTTGCATTCGCTCCAGAATGGGGTTGAACATTAGCATAGTTACAATTAAATAGCTTACATGCTAACTCTTGTGCGTATGTTTCTATAGCGTCCATGTTTTCACAACCGTTGTAATAACGTTTGCTTGGGTAGCCTTCTGCGTATTTGTTTGTAAATACACTACCTGATAGTTTTCGTACAGCCTTACTTGCAAAATTCTCACTAGCTATAAGCTCTATTGAAGAATCTTGTCTGTCTTTCTCTAATTTTAATATTGTTTTAATGTATGGATGTATCATTGTCTGCCTTTTTAAGTATGTTATTGTATCTTAATAAATTCTTTCTCTTAAGAACTACTTTTGCCACTAATGGGCAATTTCACATCGGTATAGTTGTTAGTATCACATACAGTATCTCGTACGTCACTAACCCTAACCCCGCAGGTTACTGTGTCAAACAGGGGATATTTATTAAGTAGTTAAAGTTTATACCTACAGTGTAAAACATTTTTATTTTAGCTATAATAGCAATTTTGTATTCTTTACCCTCAGCCCCAAGCCAGTGTACCCTGTCTAAAAAATTTATACGACGCAGTTCTCAGTCCATATAAAGCGATTTTTGGGATCGACCGTGCCTTCAAAGTACTTGCGTACCAACCTCCTGTCATATCCTCCGTTACAGAAGACAACCGATTAGTGCCCCACTAGCGGGCATTAGGTTTCTATAGTAATTTAGTAGTCGGGGATCAATCCTGTACCGTTTCCTATAGGGTGAATTTGCTAATTCACGGGGTGTTACAGTTGTGGCCTACTCTACGTATTTATCCCACATACCGAAAAAGGTTGATATGTAGTTATACTGGATTTGCGCTCACGAAAATATAGTTAAAAAATGAATTACAAGATATTAATAATCTCGAACTAAGGACATATTATACTTTATATGGTTGTTTTTGTCAAGATGTTTTTTTATTTTTTGGAACTGCAACCCGCTTTTTTGACTATACTAATATACAAGAGTATATCTTCAATAGCTTGTTCAACGGTAAAGTTATTGAATACATCAGCAGTTTTAATGCCGTCAATCTGTATGTAATCTCTGGAGTCTAGCATAAAGTTAGTCTCTCCACGATGCAGGTGCAATATAATAATGTTTTCTTTACCGAATCTATTAGCAAGTACATTTACTTCGTCAGGAAAGCCTCCGTCACTGTATACACAATCTTTATTACTATGTATGTGTCTAGCACAGTCTACGGAAGAAAGCTGCCCAAAGTAGTCTTTACCAAAATGGGGCTTACACATAACCTCTGATATGTGTATAAGAAAACCTCTAGGACTAAATCCTAATAGTGCTTTATTGGGTATTTCTTTTATAGACCTGTCATTGTATATTGTAAAGTACTGATCTCTAGTTAATCCTGTCATAGCTAAAGCTATATTATGTAGTGCTGTTTTAAACTCTAAATGAGCACCCCCCAATTCTTTAACCAGCTTTAGGGCTAAAGTATCTTTACCAGACCCTGGAGGCCCGTTTAGTATGATTATTTTATTTTTCATTTAATAGTCTCTTTTCTAGTGCAAGGTTCTCTAGATCTGAAAGCTTTAACATTCTGACTCGTATTTCTAATTGGTCTTGTAGTTCTTGGTTTTGCTCTTTAAGTGCTAAAATGTCTTCCCATAAATTATATATAACTTCATCCGTATCTGCCAATAGTTTAACATATTGTAATGTTTTTTCATCTGAGTATAGATTCATAAAAATTTCCTGTTTGTGATTAATTAAACATAGTATACTAAAAAACATACTATATGTCAACATGTTTTTATACTTATTTAGTCGGTATCACCTACCTAATAAATTAAAACCGAGCTTGACAAAAGGCGAAAAATAAGATACAGTATATAACTAGAGGAGGAATACTTATGAATGAAATTGTACATGCACTAAACAGAGACTACGGTGGAGACTGGTTCTATAATATAGAAACTAAACTGTACGAAGACTTTGAGTCCGATAACATCTTTATGCCCGAAGATGTATCCTTGTAGCACGGAAAGCTACTTACTATAATTAATCTACCAGCAAGGAATACCCATACATGAGCAGTAAACGCGAAAAACCTACTATTAAAAGAAAGTCAACTCCGTTCTGGGACAAAGCCCCAATTAAGCCAAAAAATGCAAAACAGAAGTCTTATATAAACGCAATAAGAAATCACTGGATTACACTAGGCACAGGCTACCCTGGTACAGGTAAAAGCTACATAGCAGCAGCACTAGCGGCAGAAATGTTAGAAGATCCTAGATGCCCAATAGAACGCATAGTTATATGTCGTCCTAATGAGGGCGTTGGGAAGTCAATAGGTATGTTAAAAGGTGGATTAAACGAAAAAATGATCCCATGGTGTGCCCCTATACTTGACGTATTAAAAGACAAGCTAGGAGAGTCCACAGTAGAGTATTTCTTAGAAAGAGAAAAAATAGAGCTTTTACCTTTAGAGTATGCACGCGGTAAAAGTTACGACAACACATTCATTATACTAGATGAAGCACAAAACGTAGACAAAGAGTCGTTAAAATGTCTTATGTTACGTATGGGCAGAGATTCTAAGCTAGTTATTGATGGAGATGTAGGACAGTGTGACATTGGAGAAGCTTCAGGACTAGCTCAGTTAATACAGCTAACAGCAGACTATGAAACTCCAATAGCCCACGTAGACTTTGACATTGAAGATATTGTACGAAGTGATATGTGTAAGTTTTTAGTCGGACTATTTGTAGTGGCTAATTTCTAAATCAATCGCCCCGACTATGTTGGGGCTTTTTAATCTAAAAAACAAATAGACAAATTAGCAAAATACTTATATACTGTATTTTGAGTCAACATATAGGTAATAATAAATGCAAGTAAAGAAAAGAAATGGCAATATTGAGAAATTTGACCCAAATAAAAGCAGACAGTGGGTTATGTGGTCAGTTGAGGGGTTAAAAGACAGAATAAAAATGGAATACGCAATCCTAGAAGAAACTTTTAACAGATTACCTGAGATTGTTACTACAGAAGAAATACATCAAACTATAATTAATGTGTGTCTTGATAAAGAAGATATACTATATAGTAGAGTTGCTGCTAAGCTAGAATTAGCTAGCATATACAAAGCTCAAGAACACAAACTAGGGCTATATAAGCCGTACAATGCAAGCTTCACTGACATTATGGAAAGGATGGAGACTAAAGGATTGTGGGCAGGCGCGTGGCTAAACGATGAAGACCTTGTAGAAAAAGAAGACTTAATCAATGAGTGGTTTATAGAGCTAGAGGCACACGCATTAGAGTTTTGTACTATCAAGCAGTGGTCAGATAAGTATTCTATAAAAATAAAAGGCGAAGCAGTAGAGACACCAGCAGCAGGATGCTTAGCAATAGCTATTGCTTATCATGGAGTTACTGATTTAGCTTTCGGAGTTGCACAAGATTTAATAACATACAAACTAAACCTACCAACACCAGCATTAAACGGTTGTAGAAACGGTGACTTTAACAGTATCTCATGTTGTATCATAGAGGCAGGTGACACTGTAGAAAGTATTGACACAGCAGAAGCAATTGCAAGTGCTATGACAGCAAAGAAAGCAGGTATAGGTATTACACTAGATACTAGGTCTAAAGGTGACCCTGTAAAGAACGGAGCAGTTACTCACTTAGGTAAGCACCCTCTATATAAATCTATTGAGTCTAGCGTTAAAAAATATACACAGCTAACTCGTGGGGGTTCTGCTACTATGACGTTCAAGGCTATAGACCCAGAAATTATGAAAATGCTGCTTTGGAAAACACAAAGAATTGACTTAGCACAGCGCGTAGACAAAATGGACTACAGCTTTGCATATAATGATTTCTTCGTAGAAAGCGTACTTAACAATGATGACTGGTACTTATTCAGCAAGCATTTCGCACCACAAGTACATGACAACTTCCATTCACCAAATTACGAAGAATACGTAAAAGAAGCTTTAAACAACAACACCCCACACACTAAAGTAAAGGCTATAGACCTACTAAAAGAGTTCCTGACAAGCAGATGGGAAACAGGTAGACTTTACTGCATTAACGTGACAAGAACAAACGAACACACGCCCTTTATAGATACTATCGTACAATCTAATCTTTGTTTAGAGATAGCTCTACCAACTAAGCCTTACATAGACTTAGATGATTTCAGAGCAGAGAACTCAATCGGAGAGACAGCATTCTGTACTATCGCAGCATTAAACGTAGCAAATATATCCTTCGAGGAATACCCAGCAGTAGCAGAAAGAGCATTACGTACAGTAACCAAAATGATGGAAAAAGCTCCTTGTCTAACTAAAGGGCTAAAGAATTTACTACTATCAAGACGCTCAGTAGGTATAGGTATTACAGGTCTGGCTTCTTTAGTTTATAAGAACGGCCTAGACTACGATGAATCAAAAGAATCAATAAACTTTATAGAAGAAGCAGCAGAACTACATTATCATTCACTACTAACAGCTAGTCAAAAAATGTCAAAAGAAACAGGTATCGAAGTAAAAGGTATCAAAACTGACTGGCTACCAATAGATACAAAGAAAGGAGACAAAGAACCAGTATTTGATTGGGAAAAGCTTAGAGGTATTCCTAGAATGCACAGTGTACTAGTAGCTAACATGCCTACTGAGTCTAGCGCAGTATTTAGCAATGCTACAAACGGAGTATATCCTAGCAGAAGTAGAGTAATATACAAGAAGGCAAGAAAAGGTAAAGTACAATTTATAAGTCAGCATTTTACACCTGACAAGCTAAGTGCTTGGGATGTAAACATGGTACCTTACTACGGAGTAATCCAAAACTTTGCAGACCAATCAACCTCTGCCGACTACTACACGGATTTTACTAAGTATCCGAATAAAAAAGTACCAATGAAAGAACTAATTAGATGGTTTGTGAAACAGTGGAAAGCAGGCAGCAAAACCTGTTACTACCAGAACTTCCTAGATACTAGAGGGGAAGAAGTTGAACAAGAGGATTCGTGTGAAGGCGGATCTTGCAAACTTTAAAAAACAAATTAAATATTATAAAGGAAAAATGAATGTATACAGTGTATAGTAAAGACAACTGCCCTTGGTGTGTAAAAGCAATCGAGTTATTAACAGAACATAACCTAGAACACACCGTAGTTAAAGTAGAGTCTATAGAAGAACTTACTACAAAACTACAAAACTACACAACACTAAATGAGATTAACACAGTTCCTCAGATAGTAGAAGACAAGTTTTTAATCGGAGGCTACCAAGACCTAGTAAAAACACTAAAAGGTGCACATGGTATTATAAGCGGAAATAAGATACTCAAAACAAAGAAAACTGTTTTCAACGCTGATAATGTAGGACATGAGACAGGGGAATATCCTTTGTTCTTAGGTGACCAGTTAGGTTTCCTAGACACAATCAATACTCCTTACCCTGTACTAGACGAGCTATACCAAGCTCAGCTATCACAAATCTGGAACGAGTTTGAGATAGACCTTACACAAGACAGACAAGATATGATTAATGCTCGTCCCGAAGTTGTAGACCTTATGGTAAAGACAATCTTATGGCAACATCTAGCAGACTCTATTGCTTCTAGGTCAATTACAGGTATCCTTATGGATTACGTGTCTAACTCAGACTTAGAAAGCTGGTACAACTGCGTAGCGTTATTCGAAACAATACATGCTAGAAGCTACAGTTTAATTATCAAGCAGACATTCAATAACCCTAACGAAGCGTTAAAGAATGGCTACGAAGATTTACAAGTAATACAGCGTTCAGATATATTACGTGACGCATTTGACGGATTAGGCAACTTACCTTTCGATGCGCCTAGAGAAGAAAAAGAAGAAAAACTGTATATTGCAATAGCTGCATTGTATATGTTAGAAAGCTTAAACTTCATGGCATCATTTGCTATTACGTTCGGTATTGTAGAAACAGGAATCATGCAGGGTATTGGTCAAATAGTATCACTAATCTGTCGTGACGAATTGTTACACGCAAGAGGTGGACGAGAAGTTCTAAATATCGAGTTTAAGAGAAATCCAGAACTTGCTAAGAGACTTAGACCTCACTTCCAGAAAATGTTTGACGCTATCGTGTCCACAGAATTAGAATGGACAGACTATTTGTTCAGTCAGGGTCGTCAAGTAATTGGACTAAGCCCTGAGCTTATCAAAAAGTACGTATTGTTTATGGCACAGCCTGTAGCAAATACTTTAGGTCTAGTAACAGAAAAGATAGAAACTACTCCATTACCGTACATGGAGACTTACATTGACTCTAGTAAGGTTCAAGTTGCTGCACAAGAGCTACAGCTAACTTCATACCTAGTAAACTCAGTGTCCCCTCTAACAGATCAAGACGAGTTTCTAGCAGAACTTCGAGGAGAAATGTATTAAAGCTATATTTGCTAACGATTTGGCAGGTGGTTTTGGAAATAAGGGAGGCCTACCCTGGCCTTCCAACTCTATAGACCTACAACACTTTAAGAAACAAACCCAAGGAGCTTATATAATTATGGGCAGGAACACTTGGGAAACTTTACCAAAACTAAAAAATAGAACTCCTGTAGTGGTGTCTTCTAAAATAGGTAAAAATAAAGGGCTTTGGATACCTTCGGACATACTACAACAAGAACTAGAAGACTGTTGGCAAGGAGAAACTAACGCTTTCCTTATAGGAGGAGCTAAACTGCTAACACCTCAAAATTTAAAGTTATGTACTAGCATAATTCATACTACTATAAAAGAAGTATATTACTCATGTGATACATATATCAATGAGAACACATTAGGGTTTCTAGGCACACTAGACTCTCATCTAATCTACGAAGACAAGCATATAGAAATAAGAGAACATATCGTATAATGAAAAATTACTTAAATCTAATACATAAAATAATACTAGAAGGGGAAGATTCAAACGACCGTACAGGAGTAGGCACTAAGTCTATCTTTGGTACTCGTATGGAATGGGATTTAAAGAAAGGATTCCCCGCAGTAACTTGTAAGACATTAGCGTGGAAGTCAGTAGTATCAGAACTATTATGGTTTTTATCAGGATCTTCTAACCTAGAACATTTACGTACTAGACTACATGGGTATGGTAGTGATAAATCTACTATATGGGATGCTAACTACAAAAATCAAGGTAGAGCCTTAGGATACACTAAAGGCAATCTTGGGCCTATATATGGACACCAGTGGCGCAACTTTAACGGTATAGACCAGATAAAAAATCTATTAATGTCAATACGCATGGGAAATGCTACAGGAGTACACAGTAGACGTAATATAGTTACTGCTTGGAATGTACCAGATATTCCACATATGACGTTACCTCCCTGCCACCACACCTTTCAAGTGCATGTAAATAAAAATAAAGAGCTAAGCTTAATGTGGCATCAGAGGTCTGTAGATGTATTTCTAGGATTGCCATTTAACATAGCAAGTTACGCTTTGCTTACACACATATTAGCTGAGATAACTGGCTGTACTGTTGGAAATCTAATATTTACTGGAGGAGATACTCACATATACAAAAACCATATGGTATCTATAGCAGAGCTAATGGAAAGAAGTCCTGGACTGCTTCCAGAATTAGTTATTCCTAATCTAACAGACTTAGACTCTGTACTACAGTCTCCTATAGAAAACTTTAAACTTAATAACTACAATCCGCAAGGAAAAATCGTAGCACCAATGGCTATTTAGAAAATTTTAGTTGACTCTACAAGACCGCTACTGTATAATTTACTTATGCCGTAGCGGTTTTTCTGTATGTAAATAACCACTACTTCAAGGATAAGAACACAGAAAGTTAATTAAGGAGTAATTAATACTATGACGGGATTAGATTTTGCTTGGGCTTTTGAAAAAATATGGGTAGCAATATTCGCATATATCTTTTGGAAAAGCAAGGAGCTTAAAAAAGAAAACAAACAAAGAGACACAGACATTCAAAACTTACAATTAGCCCAGGCTAGAGCTTCAACTATATTTATTACTGAGACTCAAATGAAAGAAGCAGTTAGGGAAGCTTTATTGCCTTACAAAGAAGGCCAACAAGAAATAAAGATACTCCTAAAAGGCTTAAACGATCACATCTTCACATTAAGTAAAGATGTGGCAGTACAACATGCTATAGGGGCGTTAAACAATGATAAATAAACTTTTACTAGTAAACAGTGCGGAAGACGAAAGTCTACTAAAGTATCTAAAAGATAGTGGCTACTTAATAGTGTTTTGCAAGCCCAATGAGATAATAAAGACATGCAAGAAAGTAGCTCCTCAAATAATACTAATTCTAGATATGCAGGACGATCTAGAATTAGTAGAGTTATTAAGTAACCCTGACATATCTAGTATACCTGCTATTCACGCTACAACAGGATACCCAGTAGACGATACTTCTAAACATACAAAGTTTTTTGATATATCAAAGAAAGTAAACATTTATAAATCACTTATAAACATGAAGATTATATCAGACAAACTATCAAATATTATAGCAAAACAAGTTGACATAGAGGATGCTTTCTAGTATAATTGCATTTCAGATTTGAGAAAAGCGTTTTACAAAACAGTTTAAAAAACATCTTGCTATACAAGCCATTCTTTGCTATAATATGTTTCTGGAATTGAGAAAAAGCATAAAAAAGAAAACAAAAAACATCTTGCTATATCGGTCATAACTTGATATAATAGATTTTCAAATTAACTAAAAGAGAGAAAAATTATGGGAAAGAAAACTAGCAATAAAGGTAAAGGTAGCTACGCAACTTATCAAGCAGAGGGTCGCCGAGATAAAAACCGTACTGCTCGTTTGCTAAAGCATCTTAAAGCTTACCCCGAGGATGCAGCAGCACAGTCTGCACTTAAACGAGCTAAGCCCCCACGCAGAGCTTCAGGTAAAAAAGGTAACTTTCCTGCACAAAAAACGTATCATATCTTAACTACAGCAGGTCACAAGGTAGAAATGCCCACGTTTGACCCTACAGTGCCAAAACTTGTAACTAAATAACAGACTAGCCGAGCAACTGCTCGGCTACTTCTTGGAGAATAACATGAGAAACTTCGTAGCAAAATATGCTAGAATAAACAGAGCCTCTACACACAGAGACAAAACAAAATACCAACGCGGTTGGGAAATGGACTGGGACGAAATTGAGCCTCCACAATAGTTCTAACAAGAGACATTGTGCAGATTTAATTAACCCAAAAGGAACAACAAATGATTGATGAAAATGCAGTAGAAGACGGCAGCAAACAAGCAGTTCGCAAAGAAACTCAAGATATTATTGACGCTTCTATGGATCACCAGTTTCAAGAGAATATGCGTAAGTATACTTTAGTAGGTGAGTTAAGTAACTGGCGTACTAATATGAAAGACAATAAACGTCGTCAACAAATACTTAGCGGTCGAGCTAAGATTCTAGACCTAGTAAATAAAGCATGTTCGAGCTAATCCCACAAGATTGGGCAAAGCGTAGAACGCATACAAAACGGGAGAAGCCTGTAGCAATACAGGTATTCGACTACAAGCAAATTAATAACCATTTCTGTACTATAATAGTTCATTTTGAAGATGGCAGTTCTAAGGAGTTACTCTCTAGAGTTGTACAAAATCACATAACTAAAACTTGGGTGGTAGATGGAATGGAATACTCAGTGAGGGTAACATATAATGGAGATTAAAATGACACCAACTTTTCTAGAAGCTTTGAAAGCCTCACTAAAAATTAGCCTTTCTGAGCCTTCTTATAACATTATGAAAGATGCCTCGGCAGAAGATGACCCAGAAGTAGTAGAAATGTTAATAGGCAGAGCTGTTGTAAATGAACTTATAACGGACGCATTAAAAGATTAAAATATGTGCGTGGGGCTGGATGGGTTTAGGCTGCGGATTGCAAACTCGTATCAAGCAGGTTCGATTCCTGTCACGTACTCCAAATTACACTAGTATGCTGCAAAGGTAGACAGGCACATAAACCGTTTAGGTGTGTTCCGTAAGAGGATAGCTACAATTCTATACAGGTAAAGTTTTAAGTCGGGATGCCTGGCGGTACTAACTGTATAGGAGCTGAGGAGTAATGCCTTCAGTATAGTGATTGCGGGTTCGACTCCCGTTGCTAGTACCAAAATCGCATCGTATTGAATTAATTTATTAAGGAAATATGTATGTCAAGAACAATCAGAAGAAAAAACGTAGCTTTTTGGTGGAATAAACAAGAATACCTACAAAGCCATGAGCATGACTGGTCTTATGGTAGCATTTACTGTAAGACAGAACAAGACTATAATACAGAAACTCGTGTATTTTATAGTGATAAATGTAACCCTGCCCCGCACAGTAAAAATGTTAAACATGCGGAAAATAGTAAGCGTAGAGCAGCGGAAACTAGAAAACTAAAATCTTACAGAGGTTTTGGGTGGATAGAGTTCGAAAAGCTCTATGACGATAGATGGAACTGGGATTAAACAATGGAAGATGATCTAGTCTGGGACTAGCGCCGCTTGCTAAGCGAACGGAGCCGAAAGGCTTGGGGATCAATACCTCCTTCTTCCTCCAAATTAAGGTAATAACATGTACGGACTATATAAAACTACAACAGTAATGGACTACGAAGGGGACATTGATTCCTACAAAACTTTACTAGCTGTAGCCCCTAGTTCCTCAGAACTAGTGGAGCGTTGGGACAAAAAATGCGAAAAAGAGTTAAAAGCAGTAAGTGAGTTACACAAAAGCTATGCAGATAACGTACCTCCTAAGTTCCTGAAAGGACAAAAAAGCCTTGAGTATTTAGGAAATACTGGTGGGGGATATAGTTACGTAAAAATTATTGTTACTATTGAACAAATAAAACAGTGGGACAAATAATGTTTACTGCCTCATATGACTTTGAGATACAGCAGTTTTTTATATACTATAACCACGGATTAGTGGGGTATTTTGATCCCAAACAAAAACCCAAGTACATAGACTTTTGCGATATATATCTACCTTTACATTTAAGTAAACTTCATCTCAAACAACTAGAAAAAATTCTAGATTTAAAAGGGTCAACAGAATAAAACAGGGAACTTATAAAGTAAGTGGCACAATCGTACATGATACTCCTAAACTTGTGGTTTTTATGATGAAACACCTTAACCCACCTGCTTACTCTCACAGACTAGTTAGGTACGAGGAACTAAGAGATCATTATATTTTTAAAGTAGAATCCGAACTATTTGAGCTAAGAGAAGATGTTCCTATGTACCTAGTATATTTTAACGTAAACGGGGTTGTTTCCGTAGAAATTGTTTGACAGATTGCCCAAATAAGCGTATAATAGCTTTATTGAATTGATAAAAGGCTAATAAATTGAGTACGACACTAGAACAAGACTGGCGGGCATACAATAAAAAAATGCGTCGTCAATGTATGCACCAAGCGCAGTTTAATACTCTTAGAGAGTACGAAAAGTACCGAAATGGTACGCTTAAGTATACTAAAGAATTTACGGAGCTAGAGAAAAAAGATATAATATATCGTAGAAATGCTGCTCCCTCCCCTAAAACATTAAAGCAACATCCACTACCTAACAAAAACCCAACTGCAAAGATTAAATCCCCTGAGTACACAGGCACACTAATCAAAGGCATTAGCACAATGCACAAAAGTAACGCAGTTCCGGTTATTAATACCCAAGAAATGATTGACCACGCAAATATGCGGAGATAGTAAATTTATTTCTTGACAAAATACTTAAATTCTAGTATAGTATATTTAGTGGTTCAAAAACACTGGAGTCGTAGCTAAAGTGGCACAGCACCCGCTTCATATGCGGAAGAATATCCGATTTCGATTATCGGCGACTCTACCAAACAAGGTAAGCCTCATGAACATTTATTTAGATGATGAAAGAGTTCCCAAAACAGAAAAAGACTGGGTAATTATCAGAGACGCAAACTCTCTAATAAATTTAATTATACATTTAGGAACCTTACCAGATCATATATCTTTTGACCATGATTTAGGGGAAAATGTAAAAACTGGGTACGATGTTGTTAAATCTATAGAGTATCATTTACTGTCTGATTTAATAAACTGGAATCCTAGATTTACTTTTACAGTACACTCAGCTAACCCCGTAGGAGCAAAAAACATACAAAGTCATTTGGACAACTTAATTAACCACATGAACCATACACAGGGAAAAAGTAATGGCGAAATTACTGTTAGTAAAGGACTACCTATTTGAAATAGACAGTCATAAGATAACCATACCTTCAGGGTACACTTGGGACGGAGCAAATATACCACTAATTTTTCAGCCTATTGTAGGTAAAAGATTCGCAGTCATAAATATGCTGCCTTCCCTAGTACACGATTACCTAATAGAAATTAATTGGGACGTAAAAGAAAGAGATTTAAAATTCTACTCAGTTTTATTAGAAACTGGTAGAAACAAAAAAATAGCCTATATGATGTATCTAGCTGTTTGCTTATATAGTTTTATTTACTTTTAAAGGAAGATGTAGTCACCGTTGGGTGTGTCCCTGGTCTTGAAAACCAGTGAGTCCAAAAGGGCAGGGGTTCGACTCCTCCTTCTTCCGCCAAATTATTATACTCTTAGAGTAAAAAATAGCACCGGGGGAACTTTGTGTTATATACATTTCAAAGAAGAAATATCTACAATTAGAGGTTACAGCTACACAGCCTCTTATAAAAACAGGGATAAGCCCATATTTTCTTGCACTATACATTATATCTCAGATACCGAGGTATATTTGGGGGGTGCTATTGGCGTATGGGGAACAAAAGTATTTAGAAAGTTGGCCACGGGTCTATCCCTTAGAGGCATAAAGCTAATAAGGTATGAACGAAACAAAGAATTAAAAGAAATAAATATAACTCGTTACGAGTAAAAAGGAAAATAAAATGATTAGTGAAATTAATTTAAGTACACCTAAAACTACAGGAATAGTTGTGCCTACCTCAGCAGATTTCGTATTGCTACATACCTCAAAAACTAGAAGGTACTTAGAAGTAATAAATAACTCTGAGCAGGTAGTAGAGTTTGCCATAGGACAAAATTCACCTGCAAACGAAGACTATATAAAAGTAGGAGAGAATGGGCATTGGGCAGCAACACACACGGAATTCTTTTCTTCTATAACTAGTATTAAACTGTGGTTAAAAGCACCAGAAACTGCTAGTATCGTAATTATAAGCTAATGGCTTATAGTTACTCTGGGCTACTTAAAAAAAGCTTTTCTTTCAATGAAATAAGTCTCCTATTTCCCCTGAGTTCAGAAGTTGTAACTGATATTATTAAAAGGTTCTTTACGCCACTTCTAGGCTCAGGTGTGCAACATTATACCCATAACACCATTACTATGAGTGCAGATTTTGAAATAGAAATAGATTATAAATTATATAATCTAACAACCGACAATGCATTA